AGCCACTCTTGATTGTTACTGAATGTTACTTCTTTTTCGACTTCGCTGCCTTAGCAGGAGTCTTCGGTTGTTCCTCTTCCTTAGGAGCCTCTGCTTTTGGTTTCGCTGGTTCTTTCTTCGGAGCGGTCATTACGACAACCCCTGTGAACTTGGTTTTCGTAGCGGAAACAGTTTCAGAAGACGGTGCTTCTTCATCGCCCACACCATTACCAACCTCAATAGCAGCCTCAGGACTTTCAGCACGAACCAAAATGAAGAACGGTTCTTTCACCACTTTACCCTTGTCGTTCTCGCTGAGAAGTTCAATCTTAACTTTGTAGAACGGGTCTTCATTAGCACAGCCGTCTGTCTTTTCAACACGCTGTATCTTTGACGGTTGAATCTTAGGAATAGAGAAGTCCTCTCCCTTGAATTGTTTGTTCATGAACTCCGTCACACGAGCCTCGGCTTCGGTGTAACTTTCAACTTGGAACAACCACAGTTCCTTGACGGTCTTATACGCATTGCGCTCGGTGACTGTCAACCGTTTTGTTCTTACTTCGAAAAACATAATCGTCTCTATTTAATGATTAATAATCGTCATCCTCGTTCTTGTTTCGCGAGAACAGCGTGATGTCTTTAATATCAACGTACCACCACTCGGTTCGGGTTGCACATTTGAACCTGTCGGGGAATTCGGCTCGTTTCGGATATGTATCCAGTACGACGCACAAAGTGTTTTCTTTGAATTGATGACCGCTGTTATTATGGCGGATGCGTACAATGTCCCCTCTTCGGATTTGTTTCTGACTCATGGTATTTACTTTTTATTTGGTTCATCATTTGCGGACATAGCACAAGACGTATTCAAGAACTGAATAGCGACTGAAACAGAGTTTTCCAGGGACACTCTTGACACTTTCGCAGGGTCAATGATTCCTGCCTCAAACATATCTTCTATCTTCTCGGTAACAGGGTTGAAGCCTTTCCACCACATCGGGTCGTCGTTGTTTGTCAGGTCAACTTCAATACGGGTTGCGTTCACAGCAGCATTCTCACACAACTGATTGAACGGAGCCATCAACGCTTGAGCAACTACATTCCAACCGATAATGAAGTCAGGATGTTCTTCATGAAGTGAAGGCATATTGCGTAGGTGGTCTGACGCTCTCAACTGAACCGTACCGCCTCCGGGAACGTATCCCTCTTCCAACGCTGCCCGAGTTGCGGCAATAGCATCGTCAACACGGTCTTTTCTTTCCTTCATCTCTACCTCACTGTCCGCACCTACATAAACGACGGCTGCTCCCCCTGTAAGTTTCGAAATACGTTCACGATACTTCTCTTGGTCGTAAGAGTTCGTATTCTCCTCCATTAGATGTTTAATAGCCTCTACTCTGGTATTTATATCGGCTTCCGTACCAACGCCTCCTACGAGGATTGTACGATTAGTAGAAACGACTGTACGTTCACACTCGCCCAGCCAGTCTGTACCGAGTTGGTCAAGCGGACGTCCAAACTCATCGCCTACCACCTTTGCACCTACCTTAACAGCCAAGTCCTCTATCATGTCCTTTTGGATTTGACCATATCCGGGAGCTTTTACGAAACAGGCTTTCAACCCGTTCTGCTGCTGAATGTTTGTCACGAGGAACTTGATAACGTCATTTGACGCATTAGGAGCAATGACAAGAACGCTGCGTTTCGCAGTGTACACCGTCTGAATAATAGGAAGGATTTCCTGGGGATAGTTGATGTTCTGACCAAAGATGAGAATATACGGCTTATCAAGCACGCATTCCATACGCTCTGGGTCTGTAACGAAATACGGGTTCACCAAGCCTTTCTCCCACTGAAAACCTGTGGTCACTTCAACTGTGGTTTCATTTCCCTTGCTGCTTTCCTCAACCGTAATCACTCCGTCGTTTCCTACCTTTCCGATAGCCTCAGAAATGATACAACCAACCTCCACATCACCGTTTGCGCTGATAGTGGCAATCTGATTTACACGGTCGAACTCAGTCTCACCGATTTCCTTCGCCATCGCTTTAATGAACGAAACGGCTTCTGAACGAGCAGCCTCCATTCCTTCTTTGAAACGCTGTGGATTCTTGACATTAGGAAGAACAGCCATACCCTCTTTAATGAGCGCACGGGTGAGGATTGTGGCTGTGGTTGTACCATCACCAGCCTCGTCACAAGTCTTTGCCGCAACAGTCTTAACAAGCGTCGCACCCATACGTTTCATTGGGTCGTCGGTATCGTACGCACGGGCAACTGTTACACCATCTTTCGTGATGTGAGGAATGCCATACCCTTTGTCAATGATTACTGAATGTCCCTTGGGACCGAGAGTAGAAGATACTGCATTAGCGAGTTCATCAATTCCTTCGAAAAGAGCCTCTTGAGCAGATTTGTTGAATAAAATCTTTACATTCATATTTATTACACTTAATCGATTTTTATTTAAAAACGCCCAGTCCCGGAGTCAGGTTCCGAAGACTGGGCAATTTCTTGATTTATTTCTTCGTATGCCTCGCTTTTATATGTTTATTCATCATGTTCCAACAAATTAACTTTCCGCAAACAGGACACACTTCTTTCCTTTCGACTTTCTTCCCCTTATTCCAAGCAGCGATTCCTTTACGGTTTTCAGAAATTTTTCCCTTTTGTTCTTCTGGCATTGAAACTCCTTTGTTCCAAGCCTTTCGACCCTTTTCACTGTTTGAAATTTTAAGCCGAACATCTTCAGGAGTCTCTAATCCTTTGTTCCATGTTTCTTGTCCTTTCTTAAATTGAGTCTTTTTAATACGTTCTTTTGTTTCAATAGGAAGATTATCCAGACCTTGCTTTGTTCTTTCAATATGTTCCAGACGCTCTTCCTCAGTCATTTCTTCATATCGCTTTTTCTGAAGTTCTGACATTCGTTTTCTATTTTCAGGCTTTCTGGCTTCTTCGTGGGCACGACGAGTTCGATTAAACTTTTCTTCTGGATGTCTTTCGTATAAATCCTTCATCATTTCCCTCATAAGGTTTCTAATGACTTTAGATTTATGCGCCCCAGCAACACCATCGCCACCTTCCGTCAAATTATACCCATTTAAATAGGTATCTAAATGAGAAATCCAAAACCGTTCTCGATTAAAAAGCCATTTAGCCAGTCTATCCCGATTTGCATACTGTTTACTTTCTAAAACTTCTATTTTAAAAGCATCTTCACCATATTTATGAATATCTTCATGAAGACCAGTTCCTTTCGTTTTAGACTGTGCTAAATGCTTTTTCCATCTATTCAGATACCCTCTAATAGTTATTCCAACATATTGTTTTCCTGTAATTAAACAGGTTATAAGATAAACTTCTCCTAAAACTTTTTCTTTCATATTTGCACCATTTTAATTGATGGATACAAATATAACGTATTTACTTTTTCAATCCTCTCATCTCCTCCAGGGAACACGCACCTCCGGCACAGGCTGTCGCAATTTCACTGCCAGCCTGTTTAAGCGGTTCTTCCCATACGATGTTGTCGTAGGAAACAGGCTTCATCCGACAGATGGCTTGCCACTTGTGGTATGCGTTTACGTGCTTCAAACAATACGATGTCTTCTGACGGTCGCCTTCCATATACTTGTCGGCAAACGAATTGAAGCGACGCACCCAATCCAACCGTCTTTCGACACGTCGTTTCAGGTAGTCAATGACACAGTTCACGTCTGAGAAACAGATACCGTCAATGTCAACAAGGAAACGTCCGTCCTTGATATTTTCAACAACGAAGTCGGCTATCTGTTTGTCGTTGATTGTAAGTAACTGTGGCGCCAGCCCCATCGCTGCGTTACAGGCTTCCCAAACGTCTTTGAACACGTCATTCGCATCAACGATAAGACCGCTCGACAGAATTGCTCCTGCTCCGTAGCGTTCCGCCAACTCAACCTCGTCAAGAACTTCGGTGTACGGTGCTTGAGGATAGTCCAAATCACCGAATGATGATAACAGGCTGATACCACCAAACTGGTCACGATGTTCCCACAGGAACTCCCGTACTTCATCCCATTCATCTGGGCGAACTGTACAGGTATTTGACACGTTCATTCGAAGTTTCGGATTGTCAAGTGTAGAAGGATGAGTCAGGTTCGTACCGTACTCAATCCAGTTCTGTTTCGTTAAGAGAACATATTTCAGGAATTCAATTGCTGTCAGGTTCTGTTTCAGCAACGCTCCTTCGGGAAGTGTAACAGGGAAAGCGATAACCTTTTCACGGTCAGGAGCCCAAACGCTCGCTTCTACCATATCCGGATTGACACGTTCCCACTCTTGAACAGCCTGTTCAGTATCCGCAGCCTGAATGTGACGAATGTAGTGACGAGCGTGTCCGGCAGTTATTCCTGACAAGGTTCCAAGGAGTTGTGAACTGTTCCCAGACGGCTTCACAACTGTACACCGTGCAGCCTCGTTGATACCTATCATTCGTGCAATCTTCTTGTTGGTTTCTACAACGATTTGAGCACCACGCTTCTGTACTTCTGGGTCGAACAGGATAGCAGGGTTCTCACAGAGACCCGTAATGCCCACACCAATAAGAGCGTCCCGCTCCGCTATCAACTGTGACCATTTCTCAAGCACACGGAAATTCGTGTAACCAGCCTGCAACGTACAGATAGTGGAGGCTGCTTCACAGGCAGCATAGAAATCCTCAACTGTCTTTACCTTACCACCGTTGATTTCCGCAAGATTACAGAATCCCCAACCCGTATGATAATCACCGTTCTCGTCCTTGATTTGTGGAAACATACCTACCTCTCCACAGGGATTGAATACAAACCACGGAGAATCGATGAATACAAATCCTGGCTCCCCATACAACTTGGTATTCTCGTAAATGTTATCAAACACTTCCTTCGGTGTATCAGGTAGGATGGCTGCTGAATTGTTACTCCGGCACAGTTCCGGCATCGTTGCTATCCAGTTACCTGTTTTGCACGCAGCCATTTCAGCATCGTCAGCGTCAAAGATACTTATCATCGCTGAGCGACGCACACCCCCTGTCACCACGCTATTCGCACAGATACAGATTAGATAGTGGAGTTCAAACGGTCTCAATTTCCGTCCTTTGATACGGGTAATGATGTGGTGACACTTCTCTATCGCCTGACGTAACGGTTCGGGTCCAGGAGCCTTAAATCCCCCTCTGATGTATGCACCTTTCGGGCGGATTGCTGAATAGTCAAACTCGATGTCCGCACCACCATAATAGTAAGCGGTCATCATCTTACCGACAGCCTCTGCCCACCCCTCAATCGTATCAGGTATCACGAATTTCTCAGCCTGTTTTGAATTATCAAATCCTTTGGGCACAGGAAGTCTATCCGTGTGAATGTGCTGAACGCTGTAACCTGTCCCAGCACCACAGAGCAACAGATACATGATTTCCTCGAATACCCGTACACGGTCAACGTAGGTAGAAGAACAGTTATAGAAGCGAGCGTGCTTCTCTAACATCAATTCTCCACCATACTGTAACGCACGCTGGGCTCCCAATACACGTTGCTCGGAATACAGGCTGTATGCGTGAGCAAACATCTTACTGAACTCAGCCTCGTCTTCAGGCTTCACCATACCGGAATAGCGTTTCAAGTGCATATCCATTACTCTGTTCACGGCTTCCTGCCATGTTTCCTTTTTCCCATCATGGGTTTGGGAATACTTGCTCAAAAACACGTACTCCCCGACCACTGGTCGACTGTCCTTTTCAATCATGTTTCTCTTCAATTTTCTTGGTTCTCTTTTTACGAACTGTTTTGGGCTTCGGTGCAGGTTCTTCCTTGCGTTCTGCTATAATGCAGCACGGCATCGATGAACCCAGCGTCAAAGCGAGCACGTCAGGGGTTCCCAACGCTTTGTCTTTCGCTCTGGCTTCCGAAACAATAGACGCAAATATACTACTTTCTACTTCAAGATACAAGGGTTGAGGTCGGTACGTGTTCTCATTCCCGGATTCCTGCTTCGCCATTTCAATGCGAACCCGTTCAGCCTGAAAATGAGTTTCAAGAATTTCTTTCGTAGGTAGAAATCCTGCGAAAGCCTTAATCTTCTTGCACGCCAACAGGCAGACTTTCACTGACTGTTTACCACCCTCGTACACTTGATGAGGAACCATCAGATACAGGTCGATTGGGGTCTGTTTCTTTACTTCTTCCATAATTCAAATTATTTAACAATATATTAAACTCTTTCTCGCACGTGTTATAGCCACGAATTGGAGACACTTTTCAGCATATAAAGCCAGTTCAGTTGTCGCATACTTACTTGGTAGGAGTTCCGGCTGTAGAAAAAATATTCTGTCCGCTTCCAACCCCTTACTTTTGTGAATTGTCGACAGCGTGATACCACGACTGGCGTTCTCTACAAATATATCGTAAATCCGGGAGCGCACGGTTTCCAAATCACCGAAATATTCGTACAGGCTCAACAAAACATTCACTTTCTCATTCAACTTGTCGTATGCCTCACACTTGGTTGGACTCTTAACTCCCTTCTTCTGCAACTTACTTATCATGTTCTCAAGAACCTGTTCAAGTCCCCATACGTCCTCGACGCTGTCTATGAGCGATACAAGTTCATCACCGAATTCCTTCCCAAGAATTGTACACTTCTTCCCCTGCCGTAACAGGGTGATGAAAGCGTCAACCAACGGAGCGTTATTCCGGCACAGAATGAAATCCCCTTCCTGAGCGTCCTTAAATGTACCGTCCCCAACGAACCCTTTAACCGCTTTAGGAGCAGCCACTATACCATCGGGGAACACTTTACAGGCTTCGGCAACTATATCCTGGGCACAACGATATGTCATTGACAGAGGCAACGTCACTGTATTAGGAGCGTTCTTGATAGCCTGTAACGAGTCAAGATTACTCCCCATAAATGAATAGATTGATTGTTTTTCATCCCCCACCGCTATCAGGCGACCTCGTGGTGTCTTACACATCTTCACGACCTCAAACTGTAATGGGCTGATATCCTGACACTCGTCAAGCATAACGACATTGTACTGTTTGAAGTCATCCCGATGAACGTATTGAGTCGCATAGTATAACATATCAGTGAAGTCCATAGGTAGTTTTCCCGACCCACCTTTTAGGAAGTAATTATCAGCAATCTTTTTATTGAGCATACGGAGTTCTATTGCTCTCTTAGCGAGATTTTCGTCAGCCTCCTCACCGTACCTCTCCCCCAGTGATATTATTGCCTCTACATCGTCTTGTACGAGGTTAAAACGCATGAGGTCGTAGAGCCTGCATATCTTCATTATCATTCCCGGAATACGCTTCGAGTGAACCCCTTTGAAGTTCATCTTCTCTTTTGCCAGATTGAAGTTCTTTGAATCCGACAACGCAAAATTCAGGCTGAACGCTTTACACAGACTTGACAACGCACACGAATGTAGGGTGGAAGCCTTTACGGTTCTTGGGAGTCGCTGACCCAACTCCTCTGCGATTGAATTATTGAACGCCAAGAATATTGAACTCTTTATAGGAGGAGTTATCTCCGCTAACTTACAGAGAGTAAATGTCTTTCCACTCCCTGCCGTTGCACTGACAAAAATGTTCCTGTTCGTACTTTGGTATTCGTCAACTATCGCTTGTTTATACTCATCTAATTTCGCCATATACTAAATCTTTTCTACTTTATAATCGATGTCCAATTGCCCATTATAATACGGCTCAAACAGGTATGTTCCATTAACCCGTTCAAACAACTCCTCTTCATTTGCGTAGAAGCAATCGCCTATAATGTTCACGTCTCCACCCACTTGGTTCAACTCCTCAAATTTTTCAGTCTTTTCCGGAAACACACAGTCAGAACCATCATGATGAAACCAACTGAACCCCTCAAGCGGTCTATCCTGAACGTAACTGTCTTGCGTCTTATAATTCGCCAGAGCGTCCGCACAGGCATTACCGTAAACCAACGGGTCGGACAGGTCTTTCCCGTGTCCATTGATGTGTGATATACCGAACACCATCTTTCGACGGCTTTCAATTTCTTTCAGGATTTCTTTCCAAAGTTCAGGATTTTTAACTCCCCACCACCCGTTGGCTCGCCATTGTGAAAGTAGGGACTTCTTGAAAGCATTCACCACGAACTCGCTGTCGGCTACGACATGAACCTTTGTATAGACGTCTGGGTCTATCATCTGTATCGCTGCCAGCAACGCTTTCATCTCCATACGGGAGGTCGTCGTGTTCCAAAAGCCTCTTCTCAGGTGTATCTCCTGATTTCCATAAGGAATGTACACCCCGAACCCACCTAATTTTCGGTCGCTCTTTGCGTTACAACTTCCGTCGGTGAATATTGTTATGTTAATCCTCTCTTTTGGAACCATATCACTCAACCTTTCTTATCTTTAAGCCGTGTATGGTTTGCCACCCCTGTAACCGGAGAGCATCCTCAACTTTGTCTTCACTGACAGCCATAACGAATTCTGCCTGTTTCTTGATTTGTCCTTTACGTTCTTTCGTACCGAAGAACTTTGCTTTGAATTGAATTTTGTCCATTGTTATCACTAAATTATTTGATAATTACATAACGTCTCCCGATGGCTCGAGTTTCCGTCATTTCAGATGTTTTTGTAAGAATTTCCTTGCCAATAGTTCATTCTCGCTTTGCCCCCTGTTCACCACCCCTGTTATAAGGCTCTTATCCTTAACGGTTTCTCTCATTTCAACGTCTATCGTGTCGGGTGATAATAGGTAGGTGATATTTATACTATTCTTTTGCCCCATTCGCTCAAGACGACTGTTCGTTTGTTCCAGGTCGGTTGACTTGTCAGGCAGTTCAATGTAGAAGAGGTTCGAGCAGTTGTCCTGAAGACCGTCTGTACCTGTACCAGCCGACTGAATGTTCGCAAAGAGTAACCGATGTTTCCTCTGTGAAAACTCGTTCACGATTTGTTGCTTCTTATCAGCCGAGACCCCACCCTGTATTATCGGAGCCTTAAAGTATTTCGCCAGTTCCTGGAGCGGTTCACGGTGTACACCAAAGACCACTAACTGTTCGTCTTCATTCGCCTCTAACCAATCCTTGATATACGATTGCATGAACGGCAACTTCCCTTTCACCGACAGGGATTTCAACGTGTTAATCATTACAAGGTGAGGAGCGTTCACGGCATTGTTTGCCTTCTCGATGTCTATCTTCTCAAGATACGCTAACAGGTCTGACTCGGCTCGCCTGTACTCCTTGAGATTCACAATAGGAACGTCAACTGTTTGCTCTACCAGCGGTGGGAGTTCCTCAAGAACGTCCCTCTTATTCCGTCGTATGTAACCGCCCATTCGTAACAGTTCATGAAGTTCCTCAAGGTTACTGAACCCACTGTCGTCGAACCCGTATGCGGTTTGTTTCCCATTACAGTATCGAAACTTGAACTCCAACGTATCACCGAAGATATCATCGAACCGTCTAATTATCTTGAACGGCTGTATCAGGTCGGCTGGCTTATTCTGAGTCAACGTACCTGTCAATCCCCATACGTGTTCTATTCGCTTGGTTATCTTCTTCGCCATCTTTGTTCGAAGAGCCTTTTCCGACTTCAAGAAGTGTATCTCATCCAAGGCACAGGCTCCCCAATACTTCTTGAGTAGTTCCTTGAACTTCGCTGTCGGCTTCTCCATGTTACGTTCCCCGAGCACATCGTAATTGATAATCACGACATCGCTGTCCCATACGGCAGGGTCGAACTTTCGTTTCCTTTCGATTACACCTACTTTTCGGTCAGGCACCCACTTCGCCCATTCCTTCTTCCAATTGTATTTCACGGACGCTGGGGTAACTATCAGAGCCGGAAACGCTCCGAGTAGTTCAATGATAATAATCGTCTGGGCTGTCTTACCCAACCCACAGTCATCTCCATTGATACAGTTCCCGTGATTAATCATATAGGCAACCCCCTCGCACTGATAGGGACGGGGAATTCGCTTCATTCCTATCTCCTTACAGGCTTGCTCAACTTCCTCGGCTGTTATCACCTCTTCGGGTTCCTCATAATCAATCACACGACGAGAGGGAACGTAGTTCATTCCCTCTTTAAATCCGTTCTCCTCAAGCCACTTCTTCAACGGATTCACCGTGACAAGTGAAAACGGAATGTACCACTCCCGATTTTGGGGGTTGTATCCTGCACCAGCAAACTTCTTTACGGAAGCCACCAGCGCAGGATGATAATCAAACCCAACGTAGAAATATTCCCTATCTCGATAATAATATCTCATTTTCAAAATCCTCTCTCGTTACGATACGAAGTCCTCTTTGTTTAGCGGTCTTCATCTTAGAGGAAGTTGAGTTGATGTCGGCTACCACAAGAACTGTGCATTCTTTGGTCACACCGTTCAACACCACGTGTCCCCGAGCCTGAAGAGCCTTTTCGAGTTCTTTATTCCGGAACCCTGTCATGCAGACAAACATTTGTTCGACTCCGTCAGGAGTCTCAACCTTTGGCGACTGTACATAAGTAATAACGACTCTTCTGTCTTTTCCCCTCGAAAGATACGTTTTTAGACCTTTTACGAACGTCAAAGCAAGCACCTCACCTATTCCCGGAATAAGTTCACATTCGTGCTTTAGAGCGACCGCAGACTCCGCAGTGAGCGCATAACTATTTGGGTCACGCAGCCTCTCAACCGTTTCCCCGTTCAAACCGTCTAAGATTTTCTGACAGGTCGCCTCAGCAATCTTTCCGTCAAATACATTTATGGCTGTTAGGTAACGAGCCAGCGGTACTCCGGAAAGAACCTTTTCAATCTGGCTTGAAACGGTCTTTCCTTTTGACTTTCCTAACAGGTTCTGGAACTCAGCAACGTGCGACTCAAGAATTGTGTCTATCGTCTTATAGCCGTGTCCATACAAACGACGTATCGTAGGCTCCTCAAATTGTTCGCAACCCATCGTGCGGAAGAAATACACCATACCAGAGATTACTCTTTCCTTGCACGACTCATTTGAGCATACAAGGTCAACGTGCGTTTCGTTCCATTTAAGCGGTTCCCCACAGGAAGGACAGATAACAAGGTCGTCCATCATATCAGTGTACGCATTCTCGTTATATTCAATCGTCTTCAAGTGTTTAGGGATAACGTCTCCACCACGTGTTACTTCGATGAACGCTCCCTCACAGATATGCTGGTCAATCAGGTAGGCTGCATTATACGCTGTGGCTCGAGATACGGTTGCTCCGTTAATTTCAACGGGTTCAATGATGATTACAGGGTTCAGAACACCTGTCTTCCCTACTCCTTTTTCAATGCTGATGACCTTTGTCTGGTACACGTCGCACCACTCTTCCTTCTTGAACGCAATAGCATAGGCAGGATTTCCATTAGGAAGCCGTCCCAGTTGTTCACGGA